CTGGTCGAGGCGCACTTCCATAAGAAGCAGCATAGATAACGTTGCTCAACGCCACAGGATCATACGCTTGTAACGCTGGAATAGCCTTAGTCAAAGCCATTCCCATGTTAAAGCTACCAGTATCAACACCACCAACTTTATCTAATTCACGTACAAAGCGAACACCGAATTTTAACTCAACATCTTTTTCATTAATTTTCAAAATCATTTTTTAACCCTCCGTATTGATCCCAGCGTCAGCTTCTTTCCAAGCTGTACCAGTAGTTTCATTTTCACCCATTGCTTCTAAGCCACGATAAACATATTCGATAGCTTCTTGCGCTGATTGTGGTAATGTGGTCCACCCACGTTTTGGAGTGCCATCAACACCAAATGAAATTTCACGAGTCGATAGATCATCAGCGTCATTATCATTGCTATCTTCTGATACGATCGCACGCCCATAAAATGAAAAGTACTGTCCTTGAGCATTCTTACGTCCTGCAAAAATGACCCAAAACTCTAATTTATCTCCACTCAACAAACTATCTTGTAAAGCGTCCAAGATGGCTGATGTGTTATTGACAAGCTCAACGCTAAGTTCTGTTTCGATCCCACCTGCAGATGTGACTGGACCTGACTTCGTTTGCGTTGTATCAGAGTCTCGGCTCATGTCAAAAGTCAATGATGTTTGAAATGGGATAAGTTTTCCCTCAGCTGTTTTAGCATCTTTTAATTTGCGCACAAAAAGAAAAGTATCTTTCCCGTGCAACGTTTTAATACTTTCTACCATGTTTATTCACTCTCCTATTAACTGTATTGGATCTCTAACTCTAAAATTCCATGGATCAACGGAATATCTGTCGTATTATCACCAACGATCTGGCTTTCACTATTTACGACTGTATACGTAAAATGTGCCGTTTTTCTGTGATGTTGGATCACATTTAATAGATCATTCAAGATCCTTGACACTTCAAAGCGTCTGTCATGTTCAGCATACACATCAATTTGAATATGCGTTTTACCTAAAAATCGAGTCTTAGTGATTCTATCGATATTTTGCTGATAACCGACGTAAACAAAAGGATATGCTTGACTTTCATCTGGCAAATAGTCAAAGTCGCATATCCTGCTTCTTTTGATAATTCTATGATCGTCTCAAAAATCTCTTGATATGGGTCCATCATTTAACCAACCCTTTCATTTTCGAGATAAACACTTCTTTTTCGCTCTCAAATGGTTTTTTGAGATAATGTCTAGCAGGTAATTTTCGTGTCCCGTATTCTTGATACGCAGCATAAGCAGTATCGTACATGATCTTACCTTCCAGACCACCATTGCCGAGCGTTTGTGTCATGCTACGCTTAAGCGTCCCGCCACGATAGCCTTTAGGGGCTTGAGTCCTAGCTGGATACCTACGCCCCCAACCAACAGGAACTAGCTGTTGACTTTGACGTGCGATATTGACCGTTGAACCCTTAACGATATCCTTTACCTGAGACATCTTTTTATTAGACATCAAAGCTCCTACTAGCTCATCTGTCCCTTTTAACTCCACTTTATATCCTGCCACGATACTCAACTCCATATAAAGCCGTACGACGCTCTGACGTGATGTTCATTGTGATCTGATATGTTTTATCATCAACAATAAAATAGCCCGTCCTAACGATCACAGGACGCAAAAAACGAGCGATCACTCGCTCTTGTTTGACATTGCCAAAAACTAACTGCTGTTGTTGTGCTCCCATTGACGTTAAGTTAACAGGTAATGTTTCACCGTTAAGAGCATTTTTTACAAAAAGCGCTCGCTTATTGAACCGCATCATCATCACCAGCCTTATCTTCAGTAAAAAACACGATCTTTCCACGCTTTTTTTCTGAATTCTTTTCAGAATTGTAGCGCTCGATTACGTTCGTATACTCATCAAAATCACTAGCAGGATAAGTGATACTTTCGCCTTCTTGGCTATAAGACTGCATTCCCTCGTTACCAAGACGGTTAAATCTGGCAAGCGTCACAGGTAATACCACAGCTTCCAATGGTGGTGGTACTGAGGTTTCATCAACCATCATTGAAAGCTGATTACGTGTCATCTCTTCTAAAGCCAAGATAACATCATCTTGTTCATTATCTGTGATCCCTGCCAGAAGCTTGACCGTGTTTACCACTTTCATTGTTCCTTCTGACAATTATCTCACCTACTCGCTAGCCTTAGCTTTGGCTTTCTTCGTGTTCTTAACAGCATCGGGGTCGGTGGAGTTTGTACCATGACCTGGCATTGTTTCAAAGACGTTATCGTCTGTTGTCATATTCAAGCCTGCAAATGCTTCATCCTTGACTACTAAAGCGGCTACGTGCATCGTTACACGTAAAGCTTTCATACCTTGTTCGAACAAGTTGATCGGCGTGCCGTCTTCATTAGTCAAAGTAGATAATTGAGCTTGATCAGATACAGAGTATTCTAAACCTGCTGGAATACCGTAGTACAAGTAATTAAAGTCCCCAGCGATCAAAGACCCTTTAGGCATTGCATCTGACTTTAGATTTACGGTCGTGATCCCGTCGATCGTTCCGTTCACACGATCGTATAATGATGTGGCCACGCCGTTTTCAGTCTTGACTGCTTTACGTAAAGCAGAATGATTTTGCACTTTGGAAACAAAGGCGTTTGGTTCAATGTTATTGTCATATAACTTATCTTCAAGATCCAAGATCGTATCATAATCGATCGAACCAGTGATATTAGTTCCAGCGGTAGCGATCGAACGTGCTAACGATTGTTTGAACGGGTTGTTCTTACCCAACAAGACTGCTTCGTCAAATTTCTTATAAAAAGCTTCAGCGATCTTAGGTTTCATGAATTCAAAGAAATTACTCATGCCCCACTTAAGGTACTCATCAGATACAGGCAAGATAACAGCCAACTTCTTAGCTCGCATTTCGACTGTCTTCCATTCGCTCTTGGTTGTTGGGATCTTTTGAGTTTCATCTACCCAATAAGCTCCGCCACCTTTAACAAAGACGTCAAATTTCTTTTCTAAGCCATCCATAGCTTCATACTTACCAAGTTGCATGACTTTCGAATTTTGCATGATCTCTTGAATCGTCAAGATAGCATGCTTTTCTGGGATACTCCCATCTCGTTTTTGTAAAAGCGTTACGTTATTTGGATCAAATGTTTGTGGCATTGTAAGCCCTCCTCTATTTAATTAATCTATTAGCTTGTGCAAAGCTAGCAATATCATTCATTGAGTTATCACTAGCCTTAAACCCCGCACTTTCTCTTGGACTATCCGTTTTAGATAGCTCTTCAACTCGTGCTTTGACCAACATATCAACTGACTCAGCCAGCTTTTGGATATTGCTGTGTGTCTTTTCAGCGTCATCAGTCAATACCAAATCTACAAGATCTGCGGGTAACTTTTGTTCTTCTAATTGTTTTTGCGCTTCGATACGATATGCTTTCATGTCGAGTTCATGCTCACGTTGCTTTAAAGCTTCTTCACGACTCTTTAGCTTAGCTTCAGCACGATCTTTAGCATTCATGCTAGCAAGGCGCTTAGCTTCATCTTCACGCTCTTTTAACTTGGTATCAAGCTCATTATTCCATTTAGAGCGTGCGGTTTCTAAAGCTTTAGCTACTCGCTTATCCGTATAGCTATCTAAATCCGATTGTGATTCAAACGTTTTGTACGGTGTTGCTTGTTCCTTTTCAGTTGCTGTTGTGTCTAATACTTCTTCATTATCCATGATGAGTCCTCCTGACTACATACACACGAGCTAGGCATAATAAAAGCGCCCACTCACAAGCAGAGCTTCCAAGCACACGCACCTAGTCATCCATATACAGTTTTATTTTTTAACGACCGTTCTTTAACGTCTGCAATCGCAAAAAGACAAAATAAAAAGCACTCAACTTACGCTGAATGCTAATATAACTACTTAACTTTGATAATGTGTGGCTCGATAGCCTTTCTGACATTTTCCCGCTCTTCGGGAGTGAGCTTGGGCCAGTAAAGTTCTTCTGGATCATCAAAATGGAAACACGCATCTTCGGGATTTGGATTATCTGCCATTCGAGAAATAAATTCAGATAATTCTATTTTCTCTTCGTAGGTTAGAGTTCGCCAATTAGTTAATTCCTTACTTGTATATGAGAACTCTACATCTTCCGCGAATATTTTGTATTTTTTAACCATTCAAGTATACCTCGATTCATGATATTCTTAGTTGAATCTGCGTCAATCATATCATATCCTGCAGCTATCGCCAAAATATCATATTGGTTATCCATTGTGTCACCTGTATGGTATAAAACTTGAAGTTGCTTTATTCTCCTGCCTATACTATCTAAGTCCTTAATATGAATACTATAAACCTCATTAGATATTCCCCATTCTGAAATCAATCCATCAGGTTTAGCATGATTTTTAGCGTAAGAAATAAGTTCCGTAAAGTATAGACCACGTCCCTTAGAAGATGATTTTGCTCCCGAGATCATCATTTCACCGAACTTGATGTTATCTAAAAATTCTTTGGCAGTCATGTTAGCTGAATCTCTTACACCTCGATAAACTTTAGAATTAGGATTAGAGTATTCCTTAACTTGCTTAGGTAAAGCATCATAGCCTAAGCGATGATAAACATGCTTCATAAACCTTGCACGCTCATCGTCATACGGTTTTGATTCATCTCTAAATTTGTTCTTAGAAATGAGATCCCATACATCTATACCGGTCTTGTGCTTATAATCATCAAGCAAAATATCCATGTTTTCACCTAACTGCTTTAAACCTGTATTTGTAATATTTACCAAATCGACTTTGACCAATTTTAAATTTGGCTCTTCAGCCGGCATGATCGAACATAAGCAATTAGGGTGAAACGGATACATGTTATATCCTACAACAGCTCGATCAAGACGATACGGCCCACCAGAAGCAGCACGACGACAAATACGACATGCACTACTCTCAAAGCTAATGTCATACCACTCTATGCCACCTTGCTTATAGCTATCTAGCTGAACATCACCTTGAACCCTAGCTGTCTCAGTAATCAAAAGACGCCCAACCTGATACGGCTGAGCGTCAAATATTTTCTTAAATTCAGAGATATATTGGTTAGGGTTCTTGCCTTGTAGGATCGCACTATTTAATACGTTGCCTAAGCGAGCTTTAAGCATTTCAGTGTTATGCCACACGTTATCGCTAAACGTCACATAACCGTTACCAAGCTTGTATGATGCATCGACTAAACTTTTTACTTTTTTATCATCAAACCTAAGTGCTTGCCCCAAGATACCCGCTTGTCGTCGATATTCATCTAAAGCGACTTTGTGCAAATGCTTGTAAGCCTCATCATTCAGCTTGCCCGCTAATCTGTCGATCTCAAGGTTGATTTCCATCTTTAACAGTTGCAAGCGACTAACACGCATTTTCAGGTTGTAAAGCTTTAGATCTGCATTAGCTTGTGGTGAAGTATCCATTTTTTGCACGTACTGCTTAGCTTTATCAGCAAAGCGCTCAACGTCCATTTTATCGGCTAATTTCATAGCTTCAGCCATGGTCATATTCCCATTTTTAGCATAGCGCAAAAAATTACGGTTGATGTCAGCTTCAATATCGTTTAAAGCCTTACGATATTCTTTCATGATCTCATCAGTCTTACCCGATACAACTTTACGTAACTCTTGAGCATGGGCCTGCTCACGCTTGAGCCAGTATTTCTTGCTATCCATCTACATCACCGTTCTCGTCATTTTTAGCGTTATTAGAGCTATCTTCTTTGGCGTCTGGTGTGTTTACCTTATTAGCTTGTTTAAAGCTCTCTGACAGCTTATCAGAGCTTTCTAGTTGCTCTTGCTCGGCTTTGAGATTGCTTTCTTCAGTTTCAGCCGTGGTAAAATGTGTCAGGTCATACATTGTCTTACGTGAGATAGGCACGCCTGCATTGATCAACATTGTTACTTCTTCACTGACCGCATACGGTAGATTAGGTGTGTAATCAACTAACACATTCGAATGCTCTTTCTTAGAAACAGATAGATTACTTTCTAAGTTGAACAACAATTCGCAACGATCAGCAACCGAACGTTTAAAAGCGTTGATCGTTTGTCCGATAGCTTGTTCAAAGCCAAAGATCTTATAACGCATAGCCACACCTGTTGTATTTCCAGCAAAGTTTTGGTCAGTCATATCTGGAATATTACTGATGTTAAAAATATCTTTGCGGATACGCTCTTTGTAACTCTCACTAGCAGCACTATCAAATTCAGGGCTGATATACTTAGCGTCAACGCTTGTAGCATTACCGTTACGATCGATACCACTTTGAAGGCCTAAAATGCCGTATCGCTGTATCTGTTTTATCAACTCATTCACGTTAGTATTAGCAGTCGAAAAGTCACCGTTGATGACCAATAACGAATTGATAACATCAGTCATATAGTTGCTCGTATCACTTTCTACTTGGTCGTAAGCGTCGATCAACGGCAATACATCTTCATACCATGACGTGCGGTATTTGTTGCTCTGATACTCAACGATTGGTACACCGTTATAAAAGTGACTATCAGTGTGATCTTCTTGTAAAGCAGCATTCTTAAACGTACTTGGCTTAAAATGAACGATGTTTGCATCGGTATACAGGATCGTCTGATATGTTTTCACGCTATCTTTACTGAAACCAACTTCAACGATCCTTACTGCCGCTACCGGTTTGCGTTCAATAGTTGTGTCATAGATCACAAATGTTTCAAACACGTTAGCTTGCTTTATTTTATTGCCTTTATCATTCTTGTATTGAATATCATATGCACGTCCAAATTTGGCCACATCATACATCAGTTCGTTATCCAAGGTCGCTATATCGTTTTCTTTGTTGAACTCTAGTAACTTAGCGTTTAGCTTGCTATCATCGGGCAAGTCATACTTTAGCGGAACGCTAGTGGTATATCCTGCAACGAATTGTGCGATCAGCTTCCCAAAGTTATGTGCGATCCGATGATCAGCTTTGTTTTTGTCCAAACGGCGATCACCACTAAAGATACCAGCATTACGCCCTTTAGAGTAACCGTCCAAAACTTCTAAGCGTGGTATTTGATTTGTGATGAAGTGGTTTATAATATGGGTCAGCGTCTCATAACTGTTATTTATCAAGTCATCCAAAGAGTTGACCCGATAATGGATATTGCTTTCAACGCTAAAAGGAAATAGCTTATTGTTATCACTTAACCCCACGCCATTCTCAAATTCATTCACTTTTAACATTACATATACCTCTTCAATCTAGCCAGCTCTTCAACTGACATGCTTTCTTCTAAGTGGTCCAAATAGTCGTTATACATTGCATAACGCATACTGTCCATACAGTCATCATCTTTCTTGATAACATCGCCCGTTTTTTCGTTCCAAGCATAGTTATAGATCTCTTTACGAAACTGTGGGCAATCATCATAAACGACTCTGAACTTACCATTATGCATTGCTCCAGCTACGTACTCGATACCGTTCAAGACATTCTTGTTGGCATTCATTGTTCGAATGCCAGCTTGACTCAGATCGTAAATATGTTCGGGGTTGGCGGTATCGCAATAAAAAGGGATGTTCCCAAACCGCTCCTTAATATCCTTTGCCACATCTACCCAATAAGCGATCTGCTCATAACTAGCAGCATGCTCTTCCATTAACGTGTACACGCCGTCACGATAACCCATTACCGTGAATACAGTCTTGTGATTGAACCCCCAG